CGGCTTCAAACAGGATGCGGACGGCATTGGCTGCGTCGATGGTCTCCGGCCAGGAGAATTCCGCAACGGGAACGATCCAGCCGTTCTCCGTCACGGTGTCGACGAAGTAGTCCGCGGGCGCGACTGTCTGTTCGTTACCGTCCGCGTCATCGTACTTTACGCTCGTGACCGAGATGAGCGGGCCGAGTGGGATTTGGATTGAGCCAGACGGGAACGCATCCAGTCGCAATTCCCACGCCTGCGGCTTCAGCGCCTTGTTGAGAATTCCCCACCATCCGTCGAGATGATCGGTCTCCTCGGCAATCAGCCGAAGGAGCGTGGCGTCATCGTCCGTGAAGTCCTCGGCGTGGACATGGAACTTCACTTCAGCCAGCGTGACCGGATAGCCGTCGGGCGGGGTGATGCGCGTAAGTGCCATGGGATTTCAGTTCCGCCGTCGTGTCGATGATTGCGCGTTGGTCCGCGCGGTCTGATCTGGCTGGGTATTCGTGCGTCGCAGTGACGGGGCGACATTGCTCCGCGTGGCTTGCGCTGATTGCGTGTTCACACGCAGGGCCGGCGCGACAGAGTCGGACGACCCTCTTCCTGCTGTAGCCCTTCGCGGCGGTGCGGCGGTCGTGACGCCGATACCCACGACGGTCGGAAACGCGATTACGAGCGCTCCGCTGCCGAACGATCCTGAAATGCCCGCGCCATCGGCGTCGGAATTGCCCACCGCAACGTCGCCGGAGCCGCTTGCGACATTCGATTCCGAACCGGCAACCGTTGATGCGCCGACGACAAGCGCGCCGTCGCCCGCGCTGCCCGACGCGCCTTCGCCGCTGGCCGTTATCGCGCCCGAGGTCGGGATGCCCGAGCCGCTTGATGCGCTGACGCCTTCGCCTGCCGCGGTCGCCGCTTGCGATGCCGGCGACCCTTCGCCTGACGCTGCGCTGACGCCCGCGCCGCTCGCGGTCGCGGACTGTGATGCGGGCGACCCCGAACCAGCCGATGACGATGCGCCCGCACCCGCCCCAGTTGCGGACCCGACCGCGAGATCGCCGGAACCTGACGACGACGACACGCCATCACCAGCCACTGATGATACAGCTGCAGACGCGGCGCCCTCGCCCGCGGATGCGCTGATTCCCTCGCCCTCGCCGAGCGCAGACTGCGCGCTCGGCGAGCCAGACCCAGTCGAGGAAGTGATGCCCTCGCCGGATGCTGCGCTCGCAGAACCTACGAGAGCCCCGGTCCCCGTGGTTTCGGTAGCGACCGCACCTTCGCCAGCAATTGCCGACGCGCCCGATGACGGTGATCCAGTCCCGGTCGACGACGAGAGCCCGGTTCCGGACGCCGATGCCGCGCTGCTCGTCGGCGTTCCGCTGCCCGTCGAAGAGGATATCCCGGTGCCAGAGGCCGTCGCCGATTGCGCCGTCGGCGTTCCGGACCCAGTGCTTACGCCCCTGAAAGATGCGGTCCCGAGAACGATCTGTGCGGGGTTTGCCGCCGCGGTGAATGCCGGCGCGACCGTCGTCGTCGCGTTGACGGCCTGATAGCCGATTGCGACCTTGATATTCGTCGAGTTGTTCGCGTTGCCGGCTAGTAGGTTCGGCGAGGTTGCCGCCCACACCGTGCTCTGCGGCGCCGCGCCCCAGCAAACGACGACCTCAAGAGCTTGCGCGAGCGTTCCAGACGCCGGGCATGTGAACGGCGACGTTATATCTGTCGTCGCATTGGCTGGATTAGCGTCGAGAGGGTTGACCTGGAACGGCCCCTCGATGACTGCGGCAAGACCGGCATAATCGTTCGTGCTCGCGGTCGCCGGGACATTGATCGTCGTAAGCGTGCCGGCGGTCGTGACCCGGCTCCAGAACGGCCGTCCCGTCGCGTTGCCCGCGTCCGTGCCCGCGTTCTGGTAGGCGTAAGTGTTTCCGAGGTTGTCGGTAATTGTGGCGGTGGCCGTCAGCGCCGTCTGCTGGCCGAACACACCGAAGACAAGATCTCCGACAGCGACCGAAACAGAACCGCTCAGAACCGACGGATTTGTAACGCTGTTGCCGGCGCCGGTCAGCGTTCCCTTGAGGCCGCCGAACGCCATTTAGTTTAGCCTTTTACGGCGGCGCGCTGTACGTCAGGGACGATACACTGACCGTCTGCCCGGCTGACACGACGACGCTCGAGAGCGTGATATCACCACCCCCGCCCGTTGCCGTGACCGAGCAGGCGAACTTCTCCACCGCGCCGCTGCTTTTGGCCCGCGCCTTCGCGATTGTGCCGCCGGTTGCCGACGTGTCGGCGGTGATCGCGCCAGCCGTGGCCGTTCCTGAGCTCGCCGCCGCAAATGCGGCAGCGTTGAACGTAAGCGTCGCGACCTCAACATCGCCGGAGGTTTGGAACTCAAGCGTGCCGGAATCGAGTTGGTCGCAGACGAAGTCGGCGAGACCATTACGCACCGCAGTTGGATGGGTTACAGCCATCGTTATCCGCCTTTCACTGTCGCAGCAGGGCCACCAAGCTCGACCTTGCCCTCTTTTGTCCACCGCTGAACTAGGGCGGCCAGTTTGTCGTTGCCATCATGGACTGTGTAGCTGAGGCCCTTCATGTATTGGCTCTTGGTCTCGTCGCTCCAGAAGTCCTGCATCGCCGTGAACCGTGTCATCGAATTACCATTCGCAGCGCTGCCAAGCGCTTCCTCTAGTGAGACTTTGTGATAGTTGTTTAGCTTCGATATCGGCGAGGTGTTGAAGACCTGAATCCCGAGCGATTTCAGCACCGGCGCTGCGTTGTCGATCGCCTTGCACCAGCGCATTAGGTTTTTTTCGGTCGGATTGTTCAGGTTGTGTGCGTGTTTGCCGTGCCAGTGCAGGCCCTTGTCCATTCGCATGTCAAAACCAACGAGGATCATTTTCGCGACGCCGAATTGCGCCACCAAGTTCACCGAGTTGAAGCCGCTATTACCGCCCCATCCGATCGTGCCGAACTTGGCCATTAGCAGCGCGTCGCTTCCGTGGTCGCAGTGGATATGGCGGACGTCTGGATACTTCTTCCCGAACTTCGGCCCGTCCTGCGATATCTTCAGACCTTTGAATTTCGGAACCCCCGCGTGGACGTCCCACCATTTGAAATCGCATGCATAGAGAACATCAGCCCACGGAGCGAGTTGCCAAGATGAATTGATGACAACGACCTTTGCGCGCCCCTTGGCCAATTCGAGCGGCGCTTCCTTGGCGCTGGGGCCAGATGCAATGATGACGCACGTTTGCCCCCGCCAGTCCGGCCACCATTTCGGGGCCGTGGCGTAGGGTCCGCGGCGCGGGGTTTCGCTACCTCAGCAAGTGTCATGATTTAGGTCCATTTGAAAACGGCACATATGGCGCTGGAGCGCGCACGACTTGGCCTGGATCGCCCTTGACGCCGGCGGCACCAGCTTTCCCATCGCGGCCATGCTTCACCATGAGGCGCCAGTCTTGGCCGACGCCGGGGCGTTCGTCGGTTCCAGATTTCCTGCAGTACCAGCCGGAGCCATCGTAGGTCACGACGTCGCTACGCCTGTAGGTTTCGCCGGCCTTGAAAATTTCCCGATAGCGCAGGCCGTAAACGAGCGGCGGCGATTCCTTCACGTCGTCGCCGCGCCTCAATCGGAAGATGACGGACTGCTCCTCTTCGTTCGGCACGATTTCGAGATCATCCCAGCCGAGTCCGTCTTTGCCTTTCTCGCCGGGATCACCCTTAATCGACACACCATCCGTGCCATCGCGCCCGCGAATGCGGCCGACGTTCTTGGTCGTGCCGTCCGTAAAGATGAGCGTCAGCGTTCCATCTTCCCCCGGAATCGCGTCGATGATTCCGCGGCCCTCTTTGCCGTCATGGCCATCCTTACCGTCAGTGCCGTCTTTGCCGTGATGGCCGTCGGTACCGTTCTCGCCAGACGTTCCGTCTTTGCCGTCTGCACCGTTGAGTCCGTCTTTGCCATCAACGCCATCTTTCCCGTCCTTGCCGTGAACTGGCTCGCGGGCTTCAAGCGCTGCGATGCGCGCCAGGAGAACGGCCGTCTCGCGCGTGACGAGAGCCTTGACGTGTTCGGCCAAGGCCTCGGCGACAGCCTCCACGTCAAGCGGCGCGGCGCGCTTCATGGGTTTTCCTTTGTATCGCGGCTATGAGGGCGCGCGTAGGATCTTCCTCATCGTCATCGTCATCGTCGGTGTCTACGTCGGCGGCTGGCACAGCGGGAGTGGCAGGGGCTGGTTTCGCGAACGGCTTGTCGCGATCGCGCTCGGCGAGAGCGGCGATGCTGTAGTCCTGCTGCTGGCCGCGAATATCTGCGCCGCCTGGAACTTTTCCTAAACCAATTCGCCTGCGGCCTTCATCGGTGCTCTTGAGCGCGCCTTTGATCGCCGCCGCCTCGGCATCGATCAACGCGCGCGAATCCATGCGCAGCAGGTTGTCAATGTCGAGTTCTGTCCCGTATTTCTCCGGGAGCGCCAGACCTTCGTCGAGAAGCACTTCCATCGTTTCGATTAGATTCTGAAGGCAGAAATTGTAATAAATCTGCATGAGAATTTCGGGCGTGGCGTTGGCCGGGAGCGGACCACAGCCGATGATGAACGGCGGAATATGGAACGCGCTGCAGATTGCCTCACAGCTTATTTTCAATTGCTCGATAAGTTGCGCGTCATGAGCGTCGACGTGGAGAGGCTCATATTTCAGGCCCCAGCCGAGAACCGCGACCTTGCCCCTGTTGTTGCCGGAGAATCCGGTTTCCCATTGGCGCTTCAGATCGTCGACAATTTCTTGGTTGACCGCTGTCGGGGCAGTCAGGATGCCGCCCGGCCGTTGACCGTTCGCGAAGAAGGCCGACGATCCGTTCTGGATGTTTAGCGCCGAGCTCGCTGCGATGATGCAGGCTCGGAGAGGCGATATCCCGCAGAGCGGATGGTAGAGTGGCTTGTATTTGTCGTGGATGATCTCGCTCGCCGGGACCGTGATCGAGCTATTCTCGATCCCCGCCAAATTGTCGGCGCTCAACTGATAGAAAACATCGCCATCGGGAGCGACCAAAGGATGAATGCGCGTGGGATCTAAAACGTAGAGCTTAACGACGATGTTTCGCTCATCGCGTTCCTTCAGAATGTAGGCGTTCCCGTGGATCAGTTTCGAGCCTATCCATTGTTCTTTGAAGTCGATGTGGGTCTGGTAGCGGTTCGGTTTTTTCAGGACGGGCGAGAACGAGGGGCTTTGCGTTTCTTCCCAGATCACGCCATCATCGCTTTGGACGAGCTTGGTTCTGAGCTTGCCGATGTCCGACTGAATCCGAGTGACGCACGCATACACCGCGTAATGCCAGAGGATGTCCGCAACAGGCAGCACCGCGTTCTGTTGCCACGCGCCGGGGAACGGCTCTTGGATGACGCCGTTCGAACCGAATACGGAATTCCAGCCGGGGCCGAAGCCAGCGGCAGAGCCCTGACTCAGCCGATACGCCTCGGCGGTCAAGACGGTTTGAGGCGTCAGCGGCGGCAGGTTTTTTTCGCGCGTGATATTGAAGCCGAGGAGCTTCACGCTAATTCTCTGCCGTCATGTCGCGGCGTTTGTAATTGCGCTTCTCGCGCGGCGCATCGCTCTGGGTCTCGGCGGCCTGGATTGCAGCGAGCACTTGCTCCTCCGTGAGATTCGTCCCGACCAGCTTGCGCAGGAGTCGTTCCGTCACTCGTTTCATCCGTACACTCCACAAAGAGAAGCGAGCCGGGCTTCCACCCAGCTCGCCCCTAAGCCAATTACGAGGCCTGCTGCGGCCCGTAAGATGCGCTTTCGATCATCGCGACGGCGTTGTCCCGACGCTTCGACCATGTGATCCAGCGTTCGGCCCGGATGCCGACGCAGTTACGCTGCCAGAGGCCAAACGTCGGGGTTGACCCGCCGTTCATGTCCAGGGTTGCCTGATTGCTGGCATCGAGCGTGACCTGTCCGTCGTCGGACAAGAAGACCTCGTCGGCTTTCAGAATGACGATCGTCCCTGCCGGTACTGAGTTCGACACGATGACCGGGAAGCCGTTCAACGTGCCGCCGGCCATGCTCAACCCCGTGAACTCGAACTGCCCGAGCGCATTGCGCAAGGTCGAGATGCCGCGCGCAAGTTTTGGCCGCATGAGGATGACGATCGACTCCACCCCGGTATCGGAATCATCAAATGCGGATAGCGCAACATTGAGGTCTGCATAGAGATCATCGGCCGCGCTTCCCGTCGCCGTGACGGCCGACACGCCATTGGTGATCGATGCGGGATTGTTCGCGCCTACCGACACAGATGGGTCGAGGAATTGCGTGTCCATAAACTGAGCGATGCCGGCCGTGAGATCGCGGCGAACGACAGCCTCAGATGACGGCGACGACAGGCGAACATTCTCCTCGGTCAGCACAACGATGCCGGCGATCTTGTTGTAACCATGCTGAACCGTGTCGAAGTCGAGTTCGCTGGCCGGCTTCGGCGCCATTTCGCCGACCCAATTGACGGTCGAGCCGCCCGTCTGGCGAGCAATGCGCACGTTGAACGGAATCATGCGGAAGCCGCTGATGCGACCGATGATCGTCAATGGCCGAAGGAGTTCGATGAACTCGGCTGCGAGGTTGTTCTGAAAGACAAGCTCCGACCCCCAGATGCCCGACCCCGGCTGGCTCTGCCCGGCC